GAGTAGTTTAGCCAACTACCCAAGTCTACTAACCCATCGTCTGGCCGAAACGATGGTGTCTCAAAACCCACTCGGTGTGCTTTCAGAGCACGGTTCGAATGACTCTGTTCGAATTATCTGTGATCTTGATCGGAGACTTTTCAGCTTACCGCTGGGGAATACTGAAAAGATCCGCTCCTCACAAGACCTTCTCTATGAACAAGTGAAGGATCGCCTAAGAGTTCTTAGCGGTGGGGAAGCAAAGGCTGAGTGTGACTTGCTCAACCTTTGGATCGAAGAGGCGGACGATTTTATCGACCGTTTCCTAGAGCTTCTCCTTTTGTTTGGAGTCGACCTGAGCTCTAAAAGTCTGAATGATACACGTTTGTTTTGGCGTGTTCTTCATTCAGCCGGAGTACTTATTTCAAATTTAAAGTACTCTGTCAATGTGGCTTTTTGTCGGCATTTTGATTTGGAAATGCCTGAAAAGATTGAGTTTGACTTTGGTCTCGATCTTTTCCCACGATCTTTTCGGATTGCCTTGGGTAGGCTCCGAGCGGATTCACGTAGATTCAAGAAGACGAGTCTTTATTTGATCAACAGTTTGTTCCAAGGGTGGAAGAAAGGTCTTTTACCTTTGGACATTACTGGTTTTGATCGAACAATGAACAGTCATCGTAAGAATCTTTGTGAAACTGAAGGTGAGATTAGTGAGGAGATTGGTGATGATACCTACCGTATTTGTAGTGATCTACTCCAATTTTACTCTGCTCCGTCCCAGGAGTCTAGTAATTTAGTTACTAGCACTTCGGCTACTATTCAGTTCGGTAAACAGGAAGGCGGTGCTTTAAGCGTTTGTTGGAATCAGTATTTTGGTCTGATGGACCATCTACCCAGTTCCAATAAGCGCTATGCACGGCCACACGTTTTCCTCCAAGATGAGTTCCTTCTCGGTTATTTAACTAAGAAAGGTATACCTTCCGAGGTACGTGGTTTCGGTCCTACCTGTTCAGAACTGAAAGAGTTTGAGGTTGCGGGTTGGCGAGATTCATTGTTCAGTAATCTTGAGGTTCTGCCTTATGGCGTTCTTGAACCTCTTAAGATTCGAACTATCACTCGTCCAACATACACAACACATTGGGGACTGAGAGGTGTTCAGAAATCTCTTCTTCAGTACTTAAATCGGTGGGATCCTTTCTCCATAACTGGTGATTCAAATAAAGATAATCTTTCTTCTCATTGTCAGAACTTGGTTCAGAATGAGGAATGTGATAATCTTGGTTTTTTTGATTTCATCAGCGGAGACTTTTCTGCAGCTACTGATACCTTGAAATCCGGAGTTACCCGGATAATCTGGGATATCATTGGCGAGAAAAATCTCCCTTGGTGGTTATACGTTAAAGGTAAAAAATCTCTTTGTGAAACTGAGATTATTTATGATGAACGTGTTTTCCCCAAGTTGGATGATAAGGATCCTTATCGAAATTTTGTTCCGACATCACTTCGTCCTGAGCCTGTTGCTCAACGTAACGGACAGCTGATGGGAAATATCATATCCTTTCCAATCCTTTGCATTGCGAATTATATCGCATGGCATAGGTCTATGGAGAGATATTATGGTAGATCCCTCGCCGTCCAGCGGTTATTAGGACTATGTGTCAAGATCAATGGTGACGACATCCTTTTCCGGTCGAATTCCGTCCACTATAATATGTGGAAGCAGTGTATTGCTGATTTCGGTTTTCGATTGTCGTTAGGAAAGAACCTTTGCCATCGAGAAATTTTCCAGATTAACTCTCAACTATTCAAAGTCCAGAGGGATTGTTTATTATTTCCCTGCGGATCCTCCAGGGTCTCATACTTTAATTTTGGCCAATTGACAGGCCGTAAGAAAGGTATGGATTCTAAAGGAGCCATCATCCGTTATGATGGTCAGTTTGATAGTTGTAAGAAGATATTCGATCATGAGGATCGGATTCAGGAACTAAGTTCTGTTCGAAAGAACTTCTTTGATATGTTTCAAAGTTGTCCATCTTCTATGTTATCTGGTTTGAAATCTCTTCAGCGATACTGGTTTTTCCGACGTTTCCAGGATCTGTTAACAATCGCACAAGTGAAATGTTTGTGCCTACCATTTGAACATGGTGGTCTTTCATTTGAAGGAGAATTACCTCAAAAGAAATTTGACCGCGATGATCAATTAATGGGTTGTTTCCAGAATCTGGCTAAGTTGGATTCTGCCAGTACATGCTACGCAAATATGGTGGCATGTGGTAGGTTTACTCCTGAACGACATTTTGTGAAGAAGCATCCCAAGTGTTCTATTTATAACTTGGTCTGTCCTTCTCCACTCGCCGGAAAGGGTGACCGCATTGAGAGGAGCTCATTCTCCCTTCAAATCTAGATATTCAATGCGTCACGATAGGCAGCAAATACTTGGACCTCTTGTAAATATTTCTGAGGCTCTCTAATCAGATCGTAAAGTCGGTTGAGCCCGACACGTTCCGTGAGGAACAAATTACGCCCTTTGGGGATAATGTGGTGAAATGAATTCCACCGATCTGTTAGGAGATATTAGCTGTATTCCTG